CATACAGAGAAATGCAGACAAAACTGCATGAAGATGTAAATTATGGTGTAGCAAGTGTAGCTTACGCACCACTCATAGATTTAATCATAAAAGAAAACAAGATAAGATACCTATTAGACTACGGTGCGGGTAAATGTAGACTAAAAGATGCTCTTACAGTAGATGTAAAATACACTCCGTATGAGCCTAGTAATGAATTATGGGCATCTACCCCTGAACCAACAGAGTTCGTGGCTTGTATTGACGTTCTAGAGCATATAGAGCCTGAATTATTGGATAATGTGTTAAACGATTTACAACGTGTGACAATGAAATTTGGACTATTTACGATACATACTGGTCCTGCAGCTAAAATACTACCAGATGGTCGTAATGCACACCTTATTCAAGAACCACTATCATGGTGGGAAGACAAAATAAAACTAAGATTTAAGATAATTAAACAAGTAGCTATGACTAATGGTTGTATCTTCTTTGTTAAAAAAGGATAACTATGGCTTTTACCAACTATACTAGCTTTGTAACGGTAGTAAATAACTATCTAGCAAGGTCAGATTTAAGCGCACAAGTGCCTGACTTTATTCAGTTAGCACAAACACGTATGTCACGTGATTTAAGAACTGAGAAGATGCTAACAGTAGCTATTGCAACTATTACATCAGGTGACGGTACAGTATCATTACCTAATGATATGTTAGAAGTAAGAGAAATACATTTGCAAGGTAATCCTGTTATTAGATTAGAATATCAGTCACCAGACTTATTCTTTAAAAACGGACTTACAACTACTTCAGGTGTTCCTGCATTTTTTACAATGCTAGGTTCAGAATTTCAATTTGCACCTACTCCAAATGGTCAACAAGTTGTTCAAATTCTTTACTATGCACAACCAACATTTATATCTAGCACAACAGCAAGTAATTTGTTTTTGGCTAACTACCCAGACGCTTTATTATATGCAACTCTAGCAGAAGCAGAACCATATCTAATGAATGACGCAAGAATAGCAACATGGTCAGCTTTATACGACAGAGCAATTGCAAATATTAAGACAAGCGACTTGGGTCAAACATACCCATATACTTCACTAAGCGTAACACCACGATAAAGGAAAAATTATGTCAGAATTTAGTAACTATCTTGAAAATGCACTTATCAATGCAGTTTTAAGAAACACAACTTACACATCACCAGCAACAGTTTATGTCTCATTATGGACAACTGACCCTACAGATGCAGGTTCAGGTAACGAAGTATCAGGCGGTTCATACGCTAGAACTTCAGTCACATTTAGTTCACCTTCTAACGGTGTAACATCTAATAATGCAGACGTATCTTTCCCACAAGCAACAGCTTCATGGGGTACTGTAGGTTGGATTGGTTTAAATGATGCTTCAACATCTGGTAACCTATTATTCCATACTCCATTAGATACAAGCAAAACAATTGACTCTGGCGATATTTTTAAAATAGCTTCAGGTTCATTAACAGTTACATTATCTTGAGGATAAGTCATGGCTCTAGTCGTTAAAGACAGGGTACGAGAAAATAGTACCACTACAGGTACAGGCACGTTCACACTATCGGGTGCAGTAACAGGCTTCCAAACATTTTCTACTGCTATTGGTAACGGTAATACAACATATTACTGTATTGTAAACCAAGGTGAATGGGAAGTTGGTCTAGGAACTGTAGGTGCAGGTACATTATCACGTGATACTGTTTTATCATCATCTACAGGCTCTAAAGTATCATTTACTTCAGGCACTAAAGATGTATTTTGTACATATCCATCTGTTAAATCAGTATACAGAAATGGTTCTGACGTAGCTATATTGTCATCTACAGACGTTACTACAGGTTTAGGCTATACACCATTAGCACCTAGCAACAATTTGTCAGATGTGTCATCTACATCTACTGCTAGAACTAATTTAGGATTAGGTTCTATAGCAACACAAGCTGCTTCTAACGTAGCAATTACAGGTGGTGCAATAGACGGTACTACAATAGGATCAACAACGCCTTCTACAGTATCAGGAACGCTTTTAAAGGCTACTAATGGCATTATTATCAATAATATGACTATAGGTACAAGCTATACAATTCCAAATGGATATGGCGCACATAGTGTAGGTGCTGTTACTTTATCAAGTGGTGTTTCAGTAACTGTTCCTAGCGGTTCAAGATGGGTGGTTCTATAATGTCAAAAAATAAAATATCAGAATACTCAAGTTCAGCAGCAGGTAATACTGACATTGGTGGTATTAACATTGCAGAAGGAATGTTACCTTCAGACGTTAATAACGCCATTCGTGAGCTTATGGCTCAACTTAAACACCAACAAGCAGGTACAGACGGTGATGATTTTACTGTAGGTAATAATTTAGATGTAGACGGTAGTGGAACATTTGGTGATGACGTTACTATTAACTCTACAGGTGCAATTAAAGTTCCTGTAGGTACAACAGCACAAAGACCTACTTCTGCCACAGGTAAGATAAGATACAATACTACATTATCACAATACGAAGGTTATGATGGCTCCTCTTGGTCTTTACTAGGTGGTGGAGCTACTGGTGGTGGTGGAGACCAAGTATTCGTAGAAAACACAACAACAGTCACAACAAGTTATTCTTTACCTACAGGGAAAAATGCAATGTCTGTAGGTGCAATTACAATTAACAGCGGAGTATCTGTCACAGTACCATCTGGACAACGCTGGGTAATATTATAAGGGGAAATAAATGGCTTCAAGTATAAATGCCTCAACAAGTGGTTCTGGTGGTGTCATAACCACAGCAGACAACACAGGTATTCTTAATTTACAAACAGCATCTACAACTGCTGTCACTATAGACGCATCACAAAAAGTAGGGATTGGTACTACAAGTCCAACAACAAAATTAGATGTTGTAAGTTCAGCTACTGCTGATTATGTAAGGATGGCAAATGCTGGTTATCAAGGATATTTTGGAGTAGAAAATGGAGTTGCTGGAGCTGTTATATATTCACAAACAGCTGCTGGTGGAAATGCTCCTTTAGCGTTTGGTATTGGTGCTACAGAACGTATGCGTATTGATTCTAGTGGTAATGTGTTGGTTGGTACGACGTCAGAGCCAAGCGCTTCTGTATCTGGCGTAAAAATTTGTAGCCCTACTGTTGCGTACAGCAGATTTAGTGCTGGTAACAATAATGGAGATATTTGGCACATTGGATTTATGAATGGGAACGGCCTTGTAGGTCGTATTGCTACAAATGGAACTGCTACATCTTTTGTAACATCATCAGATTATCGGTTAAAAGAAAACATTGCACCAATGACAGGTGCATTAGAAGTGGTGGCTCAACTTAAACCTGTGACATACACATGGAAAACTGATGGTTCAGATGGTCAAGGCTTTATTGCTCACGAATTAGCAGAAATAGTACCAGAGTGTGTATCTGGTGAAAAAGACGCTGTTGATGCTGACGGAAATCCAGTTTATCAAGGCATAGATACTTCATTCCTAGTAGCTACTCTAACAGCCGCCATTCAAGAACAACAAACCATCATTAACGACCTAAAAGCAAGAGTAACAGCATTGGAGGCTAAATAATTGGCTAAATTTGCTAAAGGACAAATACCTTGGAATAAAGGTAAAAGCCATAGCATAGAAACAAAAGAAAAAATTAGTAAAGCTAAGAAAGGATTTAGACATACTCTAGAAGTTGAAGCTAAAATAGTTGATAATTTATTAAAAGTTGGTGTAAAAACTAGATTTGCAAAAGGACAAGTGCCACATAACAAAGGAATTAAATGTCCTCGTTATACTAAAGAAGAGATTAAAGCTCATCAAAAAGAATGGCGTGATAAAAATAAAGATAAGATAAACGCTAATAATAAAAAATGGCGTAAATCAAATCCAGAAGCATTTAAAGCCATGCAAAAACGTACTAGAGAAAAAAATTCAGCAAGAGTTAATGCTGCTAATAACAAAAGACGTGCAGATAAGTTAAATAGAACTCCTAAATGGCTTACTAAAGATGATTTATGGTTAATTAAAGAAGCACATGAACTAGCAATATTAAGAACTAAACTATTTAAATTTGATTGGCACGTTGACCATATCATTCCATTAAAAGGAAAAACTGTTTCTGGACTTCATGTTCCAAACAACATACAAGTTATAGAAGGAAAACTAAATATTATGAAAAATAACAAATTTGAAGGAGAAACATTTTGTCATCAGTAGTCATAGCTGGTAACACCAGCGGATCAGTAACACTATCAGCACCAGACGTTGCTGGCACTACTACACTTACGTTGCCTACTACGAGTGGGACTGTATTAACTACAGCAAATACATTTGCTGCTGGAACAGGACCAGCGTTTAGAGCGTACCAAGATGCTGGTCAAACAATATCAAATACAACTTTTACAAAAGTTACTTTGGCAACTGAAGATTACGACACTGCTAGTTGTTTTGCTTCTAGTCGTTTTACTCCAACTGTAGCTGGATATTATTTATGCACTGGAAATATTAGGTTTTCAGCAAGCACAGCGGGCCCAGTAATTGTTGCATCTATTTATAAAAATGGCAGCGCATATCAAAGTTTTGAAGGTAGCACTAACTCATCAGATTCTTCTACTCAAGTAACTTCTTTAGTTTATTTAAATGGTTCTACAGATTATGTAGAACTTTATACATATCAAAATTATGGTGGTAATAGAAGTACAGTATCTGGCGCATCACAAACATCATTTCAAGGATTTTTAGCGAGGGCTGCATAATGTCATTATATGAAAAAATTAAACAACTATATCCATCATTAACAGATGCAGATTTTAACCCTATTACAGGCACAATTCTTCTACAAAACGATTCAGATGGTAAAGGTGACTACATCGCTAAATGGGAACATCCTACTTTACCTAAACCAACAGACGAACAATTAGGAGCAACATAATGTCAATGATTTTAGATGGCTCAAATGGAGTCACGTTTAACGACTCATCTCTACAAGGAGCTGCAGCGTCACCTTATGTGCTAAAGAACCGTATTATAAATGGTGACATGAGGATAGACCAACGTAATGCTGGTGCATCTATTAGTAATAACACTACAGGAACTCAATTTTCTTTAGATAGATGGTTAATTTATGGTTCTCAAGCGTCTAAATTTAACATTCAACAAAATGCAGGTTCTGTAACCCCACCAACAGGATTTACTAATTATTTAGGATGCACTTCAACATCTGCTTATACTGTAACATCTACTGATGAATTTGATGTTATTCAAAGAATTGAAGGTTATAATATGTCTGACTTTGGCTGGGGGACTGCCAATGCAAAAACTGTTACATTATCATTTTGGGCAAGAAGTTCACTTACAGGTACTTTTGGTGGTGTATTTGGTAACTCTTCTTTAAATAGAGTATATGTTTTTTCTTATACAATTTCAGCAGCAAATACTTGGGAATATAAAACAGTAACTATTACTGGTGATACTACTGGAACTTGGGATTCTACCAATGGAAAAGGTATTCAAATTTATTTTTCTTTAGGATGCGGTTCTACTTACCAAGGAACTACTGGTTCTTGGGGTTCTACATTATATTTAGCACCAACAGGACAAACTTCAGTAGTAGGAACAAACGGAGCTACATGGTACATCACTGGTGTCCAACTAGAAATAGGCACATCAGCAACACCGTTTGAACGCAGAATATTTGGTCAAGAATTAATATTGTGTCAAAGATATTTTCAGAAATCTTATGATTTAAATGTGGCTATTGGATATGTTGGAACTGTTAATGGTTCAGTAGCAATAAGAAATGCAAATGTTACAAATGATGGATGTCCATTTTGGCATTGTCCATTTAAAGTAACAATGAGAGCAACTCCAACGGTTACAACATATAGCTATGATGGAACATCAGGTAAAATTAATGGACCAAGTAATGCTACAGTAACTGCTACTGTATATCAAACTGGATTTAATGGATTTAATGTATTAAATAGTAGTGGTTCAAGTGTAAGTTTAGGTGATTATTATTGTAATTATGCTGCATCTAGTGAATTATAGGTATTTATATGTATAAATTAATTAAAAACATTTTTACAAAAGAAATTAATTCAGTTCAAAGACTTGCAGACAACGCATTTATCCCATTTGACCCAGCAAATTCTGACTACCAAGCCTACCTAAAATGGATAGAAGAGGGTAACGAGCCCTTACCAGCAGACGAGTAAAAACTGTATCTCAAAATATACAAAACAAGTAAATTGTAAATTATAAGAAACACAAAGGAGCATAAATGTTTGGAATTAGTGCATTTGCACAAACAGCTTATAGCTCACTTGCTAGTGGTGTAGTCTACGGTTCTGGACAAATAGATGCAACAGCTATCGTTACAGCAGACGCTTATCGCATAAGATATACTTCAGGTGCTATAAATGCTACTGCTTCAGTCACAGCAGACGGATACTCTATAGCTTTTGCTAGTGGTGCTATAAACGCTACTGCTAACGTCACAGCTAATGGATATTCTGAAGCATACGCTAGTGGCTCTATCACAGGAACAGCTCAACTATATGTAGACGGTATCTATGTATACGCATTTGCTAGTGGTGCAATATTTGCTAACTCTAGCTTTACTGCTGATGCTATACGTATTAGAACTGATAGTGGTGCTATAAATGGAGTAGCTACTGTTACTGCAAACGGTGGTGTTCTATACGAAGGTTTTGGTCAAATTACTGCAGAAGCACTATTAAATGCTAGTGCAAACGCTATATTAGCAGGTATAGGTGCTATAAATGCAACATCAACAGTTACAGCAAACGGAAAAATTTTAGGTGAAGAATGGTCACCTGTAACCCCTGGTTCAGAGTCATGGAGTGATGTGACGCCAGGTTCAGACACATGGACAGTTATAACAGGAAATACGAATACATGGCTACCAATAGGATAAATTTAGCGGAATGGTTACCAGACCAACCATCTACAATAGGTGCATTAATAGATGTAAATAATACTGTACCATTATCTATTGGTTACTCACCATTTCCTTCTGCTGTTGACTATTCTAACGCAGCTAGTGAAAACTTAAATAACGTATATGCAGGTAAGTTTAGTACTACTACACAATTATTTGCAGGTGGTGCTAGTAAACTATTTAAGTTTGACCCAGGAACATTAGACTTAGATGACGTATCTAAAACAGGTGGATATGGTAGTATCTATAGATGGCAATTTGTTCAGTTTGGTGATGTATTACTAGCTACTAATAATGACGATAAAATACAAGCATGGACTGTAAGTGCTTCTACTACATTTGATGATGTATCTGCTTCAGCTCCTGTATGTAAATACATTACTGTAGTTCGTGACTTTGTAGTAGCAGCAAACATTAGTGGTACACCTAATAAAGTACAATGGTCAGATATTAATGATGAAACTGATTGGACAAGTGGTGGTGCATCACAAGCAGACTACCAAATCATTGCAGACGGTGGAAATATTGTAGGTGTAACAGGTGGTGAATTTGGTCTAGTCTTACTAGAACGTGGCATAGTCCGTATGTCATACATTGGTTCTCCATTATTCTTCCAATTTGACACAATTTCACGTGGTTTAGGATGTACTTCAGGTGCAACTGTAGCACAATATGGTCAAACTACATACTTCTTGTCAGATGATGGTTTCTATTCATGTGACGGTATCAATATTAAAGATATTGGTTCAGATAAGATAGATAAATGGTTCTTTACAGACTGCGAATTATCTCAAATTGACTCATGTAGTACAGCAGTAGACCCTGTTAAAAACATTGTAGTATGGAATTATGCTAACGTAAACGCTGGTCGTACATTACTTATGTATAACTGGCAAACTAATAAATGGTCTAAAGCAGATACATCTGTAGACTATATTTCTTCTATCTCTACATCAGGATTTACACTAGAAGACTTAGATGCTTATGGTCTTTTAGATGATATTCAAACATCTTTAGACTCACGTTTATGGATTGGTGGTAAATTGCTATTTGCAGGTGTAGAAGCAGAAAAAATTGTTACATTTACAGGTGTAAATACAACAGCTACATTTACAACAGGTGATGTAGAAGTAGGTTATAACTCTATTGTAACGCTTTCAAGACCACAAGTAGAAAATGGTTCAGCAAATATGTCTATAGCATCTCGTAAAGAACTAGATGACACTATTACATACTCTACACCAGTTGCAGCAACATCTGAAGGTCGTTGTCCAATGAGAAGTTTTGGTCGTTATCATAGATTTAGAATGACGCCTACAGGTGATTGGTTATACGCTATTAGTTTTGATTATGATGTAGAACAACAAGGCACTAGATAATGCGTGACATGTATCGTAAACTTCCCATGTTGGGAGGTCAACCTAGAGAAGTATCAGAAGTAGTAAACAATCTTGTAGAAGGTAAATCTAACAATACAGGTGAAATTACTTTAAACGCTGGTGGTGCAACTACAACCACTATTTATGATGAACGTATAGGTTATAACTCTGTAGTTTTACTTATGCCTATTACTGTTACAGCAGCAGATGCAGCTAATACTGCATTACCTTATGGTGCATGGCAAGATGATACAACACAGTCAGCAGCAAGTACTACATCTGCATACGCAATTACTTTAAATACTGTTGACTATGCTGAAGGTATTACAATACAAAGTGGTTCACAGTTAAGAGTATTATATTCTGGTATTTACAATATTCAGTTTAGTTTGCAATTATCTAATTTAGCTAACTCTACAGAAGATGTAGACGTATGGTTTAGAGTAAATGGAACAGATGTACCAAAGTCTAATAGTATATTTGGTTTAGCACCTAGAAAAAGTGCAGGTAATCCATATCATATTATAGGCTCACTTAATTATTTTGTATCTTTAACAGCTAATGACTATGTTCAGATAATGTGGGCTACATCTAATACAAATGTGACTATTAAAGCTAATGGTACACAAACATCACCTACTAGACCTTCTACACCAAGTGCTATTGTAACTATGCAATATGTATCTGGTGATGGTTATTCTAGTGGTTTATTTGGTGGTGTATGGATAAGTTCTACCACTAAAGGTGAAGCTGTAATTACACATCCTGCTAACACATTAACCACTAAAACATATCGTTACATAGTGGTGGGCTAATATAAATGCCAAATGATATAATAGTAGGATGATATTACACTATATACCTAAAGACCAATTACGTTCACATTGGGACTATGTAAAACATGGTCTTGAACTAGTAAGACAACGTGGTCATACATCTTGGATAGTAGAAGATGTTTACTGTGACTGTTACGAAAACAGATCAATGCTTTTTATAGGCATTGTAGACAATAAAGCTGTAGGTATAGTTGTTTTACAACCTATAGGTGATGCACTTCATGTATGGATAACATGGTCTACACTTAATGACCAAACACTATTTATACAAGCATGGCAAGAAATACAAGCAATAGCAAAACAAGGCGGTAAAACTAAAGTTACATTCAATTCACATAGAAAAGGATGGGAACGTAGAGCAAGAGAATTAGGTTTTAAACCTCAAACATGGGAATATACACTTTAAGGAAATAATATGTTTAAGTTACACAATTGGGTACAAGAATTAGTACAATCATTC